TGTATATCCTATACTGGCATCACTAACATCGCCAAAATGGCAATGGCCATTAATATCATTATCAATTGACCAGCTAGCCTCAACAATTCTAGGAATAGCATTAAAAAGAATAATATGATAGTGGGGCCTTTGAGTGTTATCCCCATACTCTCCAACTGCGTAATAACTAATTTTCTCATGCGTCTTTTTTCTTAAACGTTTGAAAAACTTTTGCAAATCGGACTTTTTTAATGTCTGTAATCCTGACTGAGTTTTAGGTATCTTTTCTTCATTGTATGTAAGTGTAACAAAGAGAGCGGACTTGCACCGCTCTCCATGTTTAACTAATCTAAAACTCCATCCTGATATCCTTCTCCTTAAACAAGGGGGACATTTGCCACACGGAAATGGTACATATCCCGTTGTAACGCCGTTGACAATATCCAGTTTTTTGTAAAAGGGTGTTATACATCTTGTTGACATATTAGAACATTGGTGTTCCGAACTTAGGCATTGGTCGTACTGCTCTAATCTTGTGCAATATTTGCATATACAAATTGTCTTGTTCACTATTAACTGCAAATATCCTTGCACATTGTTCTGGTGTACACTCAATAAATGTTTGATTGAGTGCGGGTAAATTGGCAAATTTTCTGCCTAAATGCCAATAATCAAGAGTTGTTTTAAATTCTCCAGCAACACGACTTGGATTGTATTTATATTCTGCATATCTGGGTACATATCCAAATGTTTGGTCGTTCATTACACCAGCATAAGCCATTAATTCTTGGTTTTGTACTGGTTGTTCTCCAATATGTGCAAATGAAGGCCAAAAGAAATCAAGTGGGTCATTTTTAAGAAATGTTTTTGGTATTCCTTGCTGATAAGCAGTTTTTGGCATAACGGACATGATTCCGATAATATATCCATGCTCTTCACAAAAATAATTACCATACTTACCAGTTGAAACGGCTACACCGTGGCCAGCCATATTACCTTGAACTGGTGATGTAGCTGTTTGACCGCTAAATGTTCCAGCAGTATTTAATACTTCACTAATAACAACTGGTGTTTTAATACCAGTAATATATTCGGGTCGTTGTAATCTTGCATCAGATGACTTTACACCAAAATGCATCAAAATGTTTTCAATATATCTTGTACCACCACGTGCATTTTTTTCTAACCATTCTTGTAAACGAAATGCTCTACGCAAATCGTTAATAGTTGTAGCGCCTACTTGCAAATCATCTAAATGAGCAAATAACTCATTGTTGCCTACAAGTGTTGAAAGTTGATTTTGTACTACTGGGCTTGTGGGAGCGCCTGTTAATGTTGTAGGTCCAACTAAATTATTAATATAAACTTCTGCGTCACCATTAATTGTTCCAAGAGGAATATCAACTGCAGCACCTTTTTGGGCAAAAGGTAGTGAACTAGTAAAATAATCATGTTCCCATGCGCGGTTGCGAATATTGCAAAGTTCTCTAATTCTTGAATAAGTAGTAGAATTACTACCATCTGATAGTTTATAATTTATTGGAGCAACTAAATTTTGATCACGATAATATTCATTATAAATAGCTTGATATGCTGCAAAAGGAAGTGCATTAATAGATGTACTTGCTCCAGTGCCGTTAGCTGGTCCGGGTATTCCTAAATAATCAGCTAAAATTCTAGCAGTTCCAGCGTTGTTAGGATTCTGAACTGCTGGTTCAAAAATATCAGCCGTAACATAAGGAGCAACAAGTTGAGTATTTGCATCTACTATAAATTTCTCCCAGTTGTCCCATAGAATACGGTTGGGGACAAAAAAATAATGAACTGAAACATCAATTCTATGCATTACTGGTGCAATCAGTGGAGCAAATCTGATAAGACTATCGCATCCAATTTGCCAACTATCGCCAGGTACACACTCCTGGACTAATACTGGTAACAATCGACCCATTTTTCCACTCATTTTAACATCATGAGTAAGGTCGAATACATTTTTCTTAGGTTTAGATACTTGTACTGAATTAAAAATGTTAGGTTTTGCCATTTTTAAATTTTTATTGGTTTATAATTAAAGACGAATTCCACCACGAGAAACATAATATGTTCTCAACTTTTTGGTTCTTGACCTTCTCATACGGTTTTTTTTTGAGTAGAGTCCTGACCGACGTTTTTTTCTCATTTTTTAACTAATTTTTAGTGGTTAAACAAGGGGTGTTTTTCCTATAATTTATATTATGAAAATGCATGATAAGAATCATTTTCAAACTGTCCAAAATCATTTATTAACATATGTGAATTTATGGCATTTTTTAGTAAAAAATGCTGGTTTTTACCTATCCATAACTTTATTTGGACTGTTACTTTTTTGCCATGTTTGCGATTTAGGGTTTTTAATATCACCCAATATTCCGTTAAGAATTCTTGCTCCAATTCGCATAAACATGTTATCGCCGGGCTGAATTCCAAGTTTTTTTAAATCTGTATCCAATTGTTTTAAATCTACATCTTTTCCAACGTTTTCAATTTGCTTTTTAATCAAATTAGTCTCTGCAATTGTTTTTGCTTGTGTTAGTCTTGATTGCAAGACATCTTGAACTGCTTTTTGTAAGGTAGGAGTAAATATCATTTTTAACTGCTCAGTCCTTGTTAACGTTTGGTCTGTTTGAGCTTGTGCTTGTCTAGTCCTAGCATTCATTGATGATAATTGGCTATCGACTAACTCGTTATATCTTTTATTCTGTAATGATGTTTTTTCTGTATTTCCTAAAATATTGATTGTTCTTGCTTTTGTTTCTTCTTCTTTTGCTTTATTGTTGGCAATTACTTGTTCTGTATTTCTAACGTTTGCATCTTTTGCCTTTAAGTCTACTCCAGCAAATAGTGCATTTCTTACTATACTCCCAGTATCAAAACTGGGTGCTTGTGGGTTCCAACTTTTTACATCTGTGCCTCTAATACTTTGGCTGGACATTGCGTCTGCGCCTTTTCCATATACTAAATTTGGGTTTAATCCAGCATCTTTGAGCCTTTGCATTTGTGCCATTGGGTGATTATACTCGTTTTGACGCATCCAGTCAGCTAATGCGTCTGCCCTTTGGGTATTATACATTCTTTCATTCCACTTTCTGGTAGCTTGGTTCATACTACCTTGTAATCCTGCGTTTGCTAGTTGTCCTGCGGCTGTTATACCTGCCGCCAATACTTCTGCTGGCATATTTTATTGTTTTTTGACTTTTAAGCCCATTTTTAGGCTTTTAATTCGTTTATCGTTCGCGTCGTACCTCCTTGGCCTCCTCACTTTTTTATCGCCTTTTTAGGGCTTAGTGTCAATTAGCACTAATATATCAAGAGTGTATTAGTGCTAATTGCGTAGCTCAGCCCTTTCAGGGCTGTGCTTTTTTTAAAATAAAAAAGGTATTTTTTATTGATTTTCATCTGTTTCGGAGGTTTCCTCAACATCAGTAATTACTGATTTTCTTTTCGATTTCGCTTTCGCTACATCGGTTTTTATCTTCTCTGTGAGATTTTTTAACTCCTCTCTGGCTTGTTCCGCCAGTTCTTCACGTTCTGCGAGATCTAATCTTTCAATATCTATTTCACTTCCATCTTCTCCCTCAAATATTGGTGTTTTTGCACCTTCTAAGGGTAAACCTTTAGCATATCTTATAAGTAATTCACGAAGACCCATGCTTTGGTCTGGTACTGTTTGACTAGGCTCGTTGTTTACTTCGCCCTCGTAGATAAATTCTGTTGCGTTAAACGGGTGTTTTACTTGGTTTTCCATGTTTATATTTTTTGTCTTTGTTTAGCTTTTTTGTGAGCTCGTCTAAATGCGTTAATATCTTGTTCAACTTTAATTCTTTCGGGTACTGGTTCTTCCATTTCTTGTAAATATTCTTGAAATACCGAAATACGAAATTTTTCTCCTTTGTTGTATAGTTTGTCTTTATAGTATCTGGGCATACATGCCTTTTTTCCATCTTTTAATGGCAAATAACATCTTTCTTCTAGTTTATCTTTATGCCATTTAATTGTCCTTTCGTTTAAATAATCTTTTCCTAATCCTTTACTCATAACTGCAAATTCTTTTTCTCTATCGTCACCTTGATACATTGGAACTCTTTTTTCTTTACTTACATACTTTAATGTATATCCTATACTGGCATCACTAACATCGCCAAAATGGCAATGGCCATTAATATCATTATCAATTGACCAGCTAGCCTCAACAATTCTAGGAATAGCATTAAAAAGAATAATATGATAGTGGGGC